ATAACAGGAATGTACTGAGAAATAATCTTTGCCTTAATACCACCGTCTCTCAATATCATCTGAACAATATTTAGAACTTCATGTTCATCAAGAAGTTCACTGCGATTAGTAGTTAAAGTATCTATTTTGTTTTGTAGATTCTCGAGCTTAGAAGTATCAATTTCAGCAACTTCCTTTTGAGCGTTATCAAGTTCTTTCTTATAACTCATTAGAGCATTCTTAGACATTTTGATTTCAGCTCGGATCTCAGAGATCTTGAAGTTAACCGATTGAATCTGTTCTTCGATTTTTGAAATAGAACCTAAACGAGTCTGGTGTTTTGTAAGTACGTCTGCTATTTCTACAAGACCTTTCTCAATACCAGCTTTCTGTTGGTTCTTATCTATAATCTGTTCTTGTTTGAAATCATGAGCGATACCTTGCTTACATGTTGGGCAATCATCATTATGTTCATAGAACGATAGTTCTTTTTCAAACGCAACACGACTTCTTTCGAGATCTGCTCTCTTTTCAGTTGCATCAGAGAACTTTTTCTTTTCTTCAGGTTTATCAGAGATATCATCGTAGAGTACTTTTATAATATCATCTTGAACATCAATAGTACCATTCTTTGTTTCGATCTCGTCGATATGACCAGTCATCTTATCTTTGATTTTATCAACTTCAATAGATTTAAGATTTCGTATTGCTGCATCACTATCTTCTTGTGATACAATTTTACTCTCAACCATTTCTATATCGTATTTGTTTTCGTTGATATCAGTCTTAAGACTTGACATACGTTCTTTTGCCAAAGTACCCATAACAGAGAATACCTGAATATCTAATAGGTCTTCAATAATCTCTCGACGTTGATATGCCCTCAATTCCATAAAAGGAATATAAGTAGCAGAACCAAGTACTACGATTTGATTGAATGCCTTAAAGTTGATACCTAGAATATCGTCTTCGAGGAATCCTTGGTAATCTCGAATAGATGCATCTTTATTAATCATTGCACCATTCTTCCAGATCTCAAAGAGATTAGGTTTGATACCACGAAGGATTTTGTACTTATCACCACCTGCAGAGAAATACAATTCTACAATTAGATCTTTATTATTAATCGAGTTAACTAACTGTGCCTTATTAATATTACGAAAAGGTCGACCGTATAGACCAAATACAATTGCATCAAGCAATGTACTTTTACCTGAACCATTTGATCCTGCGATTAATGTGCTAGGAACAATATTTAGTTCTACAGTTGTAAATACGTTTCCTGTTGATAATATATTTTTATATTTAACCTTCTCAAAGTTAATTCTCATAAACTAAGTGCCTCATGATATAAATCATCCAATACAGTTTTTACTTTAACCTTATCAGTTGTGGTCTCAAGACCATCAATGTATTGTGATAATATTTCTGTCGTATCTTTTGTTTCATCAAGTATCTCATCAACACCTTCTGCGTCTAAATTTAAATGGTCATCAACGGCTCTAACATCTACCGCACCACATTCAGACATACGACCCATAAACATATCATAGAGATATGCGTTGGTTCTATTTTGTACAATTACTTTAACGAACTTGTCTCGATATTGTTCTACATCGTAATTCGCAACGTCGTCAACAGTCCAGTTCTCATCGTCGTAGAATACTTTATAGAATACGCGATTAGGATTCTCGATCTTAATCATTTCTCGAGTTTCAGTATCGAATACATGGAAACCTCGACTACCTTTATAATCAGACCATGTCATTTCATACGGAGATCCAAGGTACTCAACGTTGCCATATCTTGAAGGATGGTGAAAATGACCAGAGAACGCAGATTCAAAATTCTTGAACACGTTCATATCAATACCATGCGTACATAACGCACCTTTCATCATCTCAAAACCTTTTACTTCAAGGTGACCCATTAATATATTAGCATTAGAGTTCTTTACAATTTCTAGATTCTTTTCGCCGTTTTCTTTATTAAGCCACGGTAACATAAGAAACTTTGTAGATCCCATCTGTAACTCTACACCATCATCTTGGTATAAAGTAAACTGAGGATACTCTTTAGTTAACAGATTCATACTATTGATTTCATTAGTACTTGCGTAATAAGTATCATGGTTTCCAATAAGTGCATGGAAATCTATATTACGTTTTACTAAATTGTCAAAGAGGAATGATTTACCAGCCGAAAGAGATACATAGTTAATATATTTACGACGGTCAAATGTATCACCAAGGTCAAATACAACCTTAATGTCATGTTCGTCAATATATGGAAAGAATACTTCTTCAAAAAACTTTCTTTGTACTTCGTGAAATACTTTACTATCTCCTCGACAACCGATGTGAATATCGGTAACGATCGCGATTTTCATATTACTCCTGGGCGGCTTTTGCGTTGTCTATTGCGGTTTGCGCATTTTGCATATAAGCCGTTAATTGATTTCTTTGCTTTGATATTTTTTGCTTCTTCTTCAACGCTCTATCCCATTTAAGTCGAGATACTTTCTGTGAAAATACAACTCCATATAGGTGGTCAAATTCGTGTAGGAAACATCTTGCGGTATAACCTTCAAAGTTTCCGGTTTGTGCGTTACCATCTTCGTCATACCATGAAGCTTCAACAGATGTTGGTCGATGCGTTTTGAGAAATACATCAGGGTAGGAAAGACATCCTTCAAAGTCAAGTTCTGTTTCTTCCGAGACAGATAGGACTTTAGGATTAACGAACATCATTGTATTCTCTTTGTCTTCACCAATCACAAACACTTTATAATCAATACCAACCTGACAAGCAGATAACCCTAGACCTCTTTTGGAGACCATCAGCTCTACCATATCGTTCTTGGTTTGCTTTAAATCAATCTGTGGATTTTGGATATCAACATCTTGTAATTCTTTAAATAGAATTGGATCCTTATTAGATACTAGTTTCATAATTTACCTTCTTTTCTCAATTGTTCTCTAATTTCACTTGACATAATATAATCTTCAGAATATTTCTTATCATAGGATATTCCATTGCCAGGTCCGTTAAGTAACCCTACAATATTTGGAGTACATACTATAACATAGTGTTGCCCATCATAGAAGCCTTCCTTTTCTAGTGCTATCGTTATTAAGTTGATAACATCTATCTCACCGAACGGAGCATCTTCTCCTTCCGATTTATATACTTCTTTGACTATTATAACAACTTGTCCTGTTAATGTCAAGGCCTTTTTAAATAATTTTGTATGACCTGCATGCCAGGGTTGCCATTTACCTACAATTTGAATTGAAGGCTTCTTCCAATCAAAAGCATTCTCATAATCTAACATAACCTTTACTCAGCTGTGTTGTTCTTCTTTTCTTCTGCGTCAGCAGCGTTCTTTTCTTTTGCCTTTTTGAGTTTGCCTTCAAAATCATCAATGAATTCATTAATGTAATCAGGTAAGATGTTGGCCGTTACAGCTTCACCAGTAGAATCAAATACTTCGTTTTCATGCATTTGTCTTTGTGATGCTTTGAATTTAATATACATCTGCTTCTTCTCTTTTGAGATTCTGCGTAGGAATGCATACCAAATGATTTGCGTAAAATAAGCAAATGGGTTTTGAGATTTCTCTGGATTAAAGTTATGTATATATTGTAGACAGTTCTCGATTCCGTCTGAGACCATTTCTTCTTTATACATGTATCCACTGAAATTTGGTCGTGTTGCTAATCGTTGTGCAATTAACATAATACACTTACCAATGTAGTCGGGTACGACGGGATTCTTTTCTCCGCCTTCTTCTGCCTCAGCGCACTTCTCTTTATATTCGATTAATGCAGCAAGGAGATCTTTGTTGTTTACGTAGTTTCTTTTCTTAGCCATTTCAAATACAAACTCCTTTGTTTAAATATTGTAGTTATTATAATCTATTTACTCTTACATGTCAATGGTTTAAATTTATTTTCACAAATATGAAAAAAACTATTGACATTTACCAAAAGTCCTTGTATAATAAGACTATCGGCTTTAAGGTATATAGTATGATTAGATATCAATTGTAAAGATCTTAAATGCAAACTCCTCAGCGGAGTATATTTCAATTCTAGATTTAAAATGTTTTAATGTATAGTTTTCGTAACTACCCACCGACAAATCATCAGCGATATCATAGAGGACCGCTTTCTGCGAGTCCTCAGCTTTACGCAAACTTCTACCAATTGATTGTAATACTTTAATCTCAGATTTAGAAGAGGAAGCAAAGATTACATTATCAAGTCTTTTAATGTTAACACCAGTACTAAAAACTCCATAGGATGCAAGAATGTTATGTT